CGACAGTCATGAGCGCGTTGCCGGTTGGAAGAATGCCGTTCGGGTCCAAGTCCGCCGACGGAAGAGGGCCGGAGTAATCGCTTTGTGAGGGGGAGGCCATGGGGATATTTTACTGACGGGTGTCAATCCTGCCAGATGTCAACCCCATCAGCGACCTCCACCGAGAGGGCGGGATTGGAAGTTCCTCGAACGGCAGCTTTCTGAGTGTAGGCGGCTCCAAGAGCTTCGTATTGCTTCTTGACCGTCTGCTGTTTCTGCATGTTTTCAAACTCAGCGGCGTGGGCCATGACTGCGCCGGACATTTTGTTGGCGTTGCCTTTGGTTTCTTCGAGAGCTTTAGCTAGGGAGGTTTTGAATTTTTCGCCTTGCTCTCCGTAGTTGTCGGAGAGGCTCATCATGGCTTGGCCGCTTGCCATGGATTGCTCCATCTTGGCGTTGTCTTGATTGTTCTGTTCGACGCGCTTATTGACCATGCCCATGACGGTGTTGAACGAGGAGGTGAGGGAGTTCTGCATGTTTGCGACTCCTTGGGCGCGGAGGTTGGCGGCGTTGTTGGCTCCTTGGGCGTAAATCTCGGCAGAGCGGTCGGTGACGGCGGGGGCGTATTGCATGGGGGATTAGGTGGGGTTGAGGAGTTTGTGGGCGAGGGTGAGAGGAACGGTATCAAAGCAGGCTCCGGTGGCGGCGTGCCAATCGCGGGCGGCTTGGCGGAGGGCTTCGCGTTGGGCGTGGGCGAACCATTGCTGGTCGGTCCAAGCGTGGTCGGTGAGCCAGGCTTGCGCGGCGGGGGGATCGGTGATGCCGAGGCGCTGCCACATGCGGGTGCTGGCGGCGAAGATGTCTTCGGGGGTGGTGACAATACCGAGGAGTTGCGCCAACTCGGAGACGAGGTGGAGGTCGGTGGCGAGGGTGCGGTCGGCTTCGCTGGTGATGTGGTGCTGGCGTTGCCCGTCGCCGGTTGGCAGGTCGTTGGCGAGGAGGGCGAGGAAATAGGCGCTGTGCGTGTGGCGGGGAGTGTCGCGTTGGAGGGGAGCGGCGACATGCTGGGCGTGGCGGATGGATTCCTCGGCGTCGAGGGCTTTCTGGTCGCGGTAGTTCTCGCGGAGGAGGTCTGCTACGGGGCCGAGGGCTTGGCGCAGGCGAGGCCAGGTGCGCTCGACATAGTAGATGCTGCGGGCTGTGGAGAGAATGCCTGCAAGGTCGGCTGCTGGCAGGAGGCCGTCAGCGACGAGGCACTCGGCGGTGGCGCGGAGGTTGACGATTGGAATGGAGAGGGCGCGGTAGCCGTCTTCGGCGTGGCCGTGAGCGAGGGCTACATCGGCATCGTCGGTGCAGGATTCTTCGGCATACCACCCGGCGATGATGCCAACAGGCTCGGCTCCGTAGCGGGCGCACTCGACGGCCCGGAGTGCGCCGAGGCTGCCTGCGCCTATGACGCGGCATCCCTGCTCGATGGCGAAGAGGATTTCCTTGTGCCAGGGGGCGAGGCTTTGGTGAAAGAGGCCGTCGATTAAAAGGATGGTATCTGGACCTTCGAGAGCGGCGGCGGCGATGTCGCCTTGCTGTGCCGGGGGGCGGAGGTTGGCATCAGCGGGGATATTTGCGGGGCGTGTGGGGCCGAGGAAGATTTTCATTTAGCCCTTTTGGCGCGGTGGCCTGGTTGCGAGTAGTCGAAGGTGTAGCCTTCCAGCGTAGGGGTTATGACTCGCACGACGCTGCATGGGTAGTCGTGGGTGAACTCATAGACGAGTGGCTCGGGGATACCTGCGGCATCGAGGAAATCGAGGAGGGTGTCTATGTCTGCCTCAAAGGTGTCGCCGGAGCGGTCGGGATGGGCGTTTGCGCTGGTGGTGGCGTGTTTGTAGAGGCGGGCAAGGATAGCAGATGAGTCGGTGGCTTTGACCTTCTCGTAGCGGGCGTGGAGGAAGTCGTCGCGGCTCCCGGCGATCCATACGGCGCGGGCTTGAATGGTCTCGGTGAGAGCGCGGGCTTGGGCCACGGCTGGATCGAGGTGGGCGGCGTAGCCTTTATTGACTCCGCAGCCGCTCTCGCAATCGATGAGATATGCTATGTAGGTGGGCAGGCCGATGTCGCTGGTGACATCGAGGAGCACAGGGGTGATGTCGGCGTCTCGCAGTGTGCGGACGAGCCGGGCTACGGTGGGGTCGGTGATGGTGTCGAGATCGACACGGGGAAAATCTTGTAGCCTGTGCTGGGCGATGGCTGTGGCGTCGCGTTCGATGCATTCGTAGAGGCCACCGGCGACGGCTTCGGCGTAGGTGTTGCCAGAGGAGAGGCCGTTGCTTGTGTAGGCAAATGGCAGGCTGGTAAGCGGGGCGGGGTCTGGACGGGCGAGGAGGCGAACGGTGTCGGTGGGCACCATACGGGCGGCTCCACTTTGTAGGCCGCGCACCTCGGTCCAAGGCATAAGAGCGGGGGGATGGAAGACAGCTCCTTTGGAAAGCGGCAGGCGTGTCTCGGCTTTGTCGCCGAGCTGCGCTGCGGTGGCAAGTATGTGCCGAGGGCGGCTGGTTTCGCCGACATGGCGCTCAAAGCCTTCCATCATGGCCGAGCATTTTGCTGCGGCGGGGGTGGCTCCTTTGCCGGAATCCACGGCCAGCACTATGGCATCGGGCCGGATGCACTGGGCGACACAGATGCCGATGCGGTCGAGCCCGGTGATCTCGGCGAGGCGGGTAATGCCTGCGGCGTGAAAATGCGGCCGCATGCGCTCCAGCGTTTGCTCTGGAGTGCAGGCGCGGTGGGCTCCTTCGAGTCGGATTTTTTCTGTTAGTTCCAAGACCATTGAAGGGTGCGGAGCGTGAGGCGGGCGATGAGGCGGCGGAGTGGAGTGGTGATGGCGGCGGCGATGGATTGGCCGTGCTGGCAGTAGAGGCGTATCGTGCGGTCGCTGGCATGGCGTAGCATGGCGCGGCGGTATTCCACCCAACGAGTAGTGGCCGTGCCGAAGGCGGCGCGGGCTACCCAGCAGGCGGCAGCGGCGGCTCCGATGACGGCGCTGGCTCCCATGGCTGCTCCATGGAGGCCCATATTCGCGGCGTTGTCGCTGGCCTTGGCCGACATGTAAGAGCTTTGCAGAGAAGCGTTGTTGTTTTGCACCGTGTTCCAGCGGGAATCCAGCATGGAGGCGTTGACCCCGGCGACATTCCCGGCCATCTGCGTGGCGTTTGAGTAGGTGTTGCCGATCATTTGGCCGGAGTTGCCGAGGGTGCTGGCTCCCATGCCGAGGGCGGGGTTCATGGCGCGGGCGTAGGGGTCGATGGTGATGTTGGCTCCGGCGAGGCTGCTGCGGAGGTTGGCTTGGTTCATCCTGGTGTTGGCAGACTGGCCGAGGATGTTGCCGACTTGGCCAATGCGGTTTTGCCGGTTGCCGACGAGCATTTGATTAGTGGAGCCTGCGAAGTTGCGGCGGTCTGCCTCGCGTTGGGAGGCGTAGGCGTCGCGGTTGAGGACTTCTGCGGCGAGGGCTCCGGTGCCAACTCCAAGGCCACGAGCGGCCATTCCGGCGCGGGCTTGCTGGGTGGCTTGGCGCTCCTGCTCGGGGCTGAGGGCGCGGCCTAGAGCGAGTTCGCTGGTGGCTTGGCGTTGAAGCTCGCGCTCGATGTCGGTGCCTTCGAGGTCGCGGGCGGCTTGGTAGCCGAGTTGCTCGGTGTAGTCGCCGATGCGGCCAAGTTGGTTGGCTTGGTCTTCGGCGGCGATGAGCTGGTCGGTAGCGCGGCGAGTGTAGGCGTTGTTGTTGCCAGAGAGGCTATCGGAGAGTTTGCTAATCGTGCCAAGCTGAAGGGCTTCAAGTTTCGGATAGGCTTCGATCTGCGCGTTGAGCTGGTCGCGGTAGTCTTCTTTAGCGGCTCCACGCGATTGCGCCATCAAAGCGCCGTAGTCGATAGGCTGCGCTTGTGGCGGCGCTTTTTGTTCCTTGGGTTTAGATGCTGAGGAACCTCCCATTAGGACACCCTCCCTTCAATGAAACCAACACGGCGGGCGAGTTTGGACCATGGGTAGGCGTGGGGTTGGAAAGAATTGCGGCGGTGCCAGATGGCCCACTCTTGGGGGTGTGTGGCGACGCGGAGAAATTCGCGGACTGGGTTCGCGTGGCCGACCGAGGCGGCCAGCTCGACAAACCAGGCGTTGGGGGGGAGGTCGTAGGTCATGGTGTTGGTATCCGGGGAGTAGTGGATTTCGTGGGCGAGGAGGAAGACTTGCGGGGTGTTGAAAACGAGGCCGTGGGCCATGTGCCAGGCGAGGAGGGATTCGAATGGTTCGGTGGTGTTGTCGTCATGCCAGTTGCGGGCGCGTTCCCAGGGGAGCATTAGGCTTTGATGCAATACAACATGGCGATGTTGCGCGGGCGGGTTTCGGTGGTGCCTGCGGGGGATTGGCTGGAGGTAGTGAAATCGTGCTGGTGGCGGTTGGTTGCGCCATTAGTTGTAAAAGGCCCAAAAGATCCCATGCCCCCGCTATACATGTTGTAGACATTTCCGCCGCCCGCCGAAGTAAATGTGTGAGCGTGATCTGGATAGTCGTGTCCTGTCGTTCCAGAATGCGTATGGCTGATCAGTCCGTCCGCTTGCTTGGCTCCAAAAGTGCCAGCGGCAACGCCATCGCTATTCGTGCCTGATCCTCGCACGAAATAGCCACGCAAGTCAGGAAGGGTAAATGTGGTGCTACCATCGCCAGCACCGTAAGTTGTCCCGATGGCTGCAAAGAGAGCGGCAAAGGCCGTGCGAGACACTGCCGATCCATTGGCTGCGAGCCATCCATTTGGCGCGGTGTTCATGGCAAACGGCATGATCGCTCCGGTCGGCACAAGTGTGACGCTGGAGTTGAGCTTGGCTTGAGTGACAGCGCCATCGGCGATTGTTGAAGTTGTCACCTCGTTATTTGCGAGGGCTACCACTGGCGTTGCCGCCGAGTTGAGCTTTGCTGGGGTAACGACTTCATCGTTTGTAAATGTGTAGCCTGGGGTAACGGTTGCCATGGTTTGGAGTTTTAAGTTAGTTCAGCGTGCGGGTTTCGGCACTCACCGGCCCGTTGATTGTCGCCTCGGCGGTGAGGGTGCGGAGGATGGGGCGGCCGGAGGTGGTGCGGAAGCGGAGGTCGAGGGCGGTTGCCTTGCAGCGCAGCGGAGCCTTCAGTGTGTAGTCCTCTTGGTCGGCGGTGGTGTTCACCAAGGAGGCGATCTGGAAATCAGCGTCGAAATCCGTCGTCACCGCATCGAGCGTGCAGGCGCTTCCAGCGGGCAGGACGACGCTGGCCTTGGTGCGGGTCAGGCGTTTGGCGTTGAGGGTGCCCCAGCCGTAGCGGCGCGTCAGGAGACTGCCCAGGACAGGGGTGCTGCCGAGGCCGCTTTGGGTATCGTCCGCGCCGGTCTCTTGCTCATCGAGGAGGAAGAGCTTGCCGGTGGTGGTAGCCGCGAAGAGGCGGCGCTGTGTGCCGTAGTCCGAGACAAGCAGGCGGTTCAGCGGGAATACGTAGATGTCCTTGGTCTCCCAGTTCTGGTTCAGCATGTTGAAGGCGAAGAGTGCGTTTGGCTCGGTGCTGTTGCCGAGCGGCACGGCAAGGTAGTAGCGGTTGGCAAAATAAATGCCGTTGCTGAGGTGCGCTGCCGGTGCGTTGATCTCGGCGATGAGGTCGGCAATGGGGTCCGAGAGTGTCTGCGTGCTGCCGCGCAGCTTGAGGTCAAATTGATTGTCCAGCCGGTAAACTCCGTTGTCCGAGAGGAAAAAGACATACACGCCTGCGGTGGCGATGGATCGCTTGGCCGAGCAACCGATCTCGTCGGTGAGGAGTTGCAGGCTGGAATTGGCAGGGTCAATCGAGACGCCATCCGTGCCGATGGCCGCCGTGGCGAGCCAGATGGATTTGCGGCAGAAGACCAACACTTGCCCCTCGGCATAGGGGTGCAGGGCCACGATGTAGTCGTTCGAGCCTGAGTTGGCGCGAAATGCCTTGCTCACTGGATCGTAGGTCTCGGCGTCGAAGACATCCGAAATCAGCACCTCATCGCGGTTGCGGGCGATGACCAGTTGGTTGTTGTAGTAGGTCGCCGTGCTGGTGCTGGGCAGGCGCGAGTAGGTCACGCCCAGCGGATGCGAACCCTGCGCGACGCGGGCGAAACCATTTGCCAGGATGCCATCCCACACCAAGGCAGGTTGGACACGCTGGGAAATAATCGTGCCGCTGGCAGAAGATGCCGTGGCGGGGGGAACAGAAAACGAAAACTGCGTAGAAGAAATGCGCGTCACCTCAAAGTCGGCCAAGTAACCAGCCTCCCCTGCCCCGCTGATGCGCACCACCTCGCCGGTCTGGTAGGGGTGAGTGCCCAGCGTGGTGGCTGTGGCCGTGCCGCTGGCCTGCGTGAGCGTCTGGAGGCGGATCAGCGACTCCTCGCGGGTGCGCAGCAGGTAGAGTTTATCGAAGGCTTGTATGACCTCTATGTCATCGCCAGCGACCAGCGTGTCAGTGTTGGGCAACTGAATCGTCTGGAGATTCGCGCCGTCGCGCCAGAGGTAAACAGAGTTCGGCCCGGCAAGGACGATGTATTCGTTGGAATTATCCAATCGCGGCGAGGAGTAAATGCCAGCGCCGATGATGCCGCCGGTGTAGGTCGTTTGAACGATAGGCCCCTTGTTGGCCACAAGCGTTCCGGTGGCGTTTGCGCCGGGGTCGGCCGCCATCGTGTAGGTGAAGGTATTTGCGCCGGTGGCCGTGATGTAGAAGTCGCCGTTGTATTGCGCAGGCGAAGCTCCGCGAATGTTGATGCGGTCGCCCGTGGCGTAGCCATGCGCGGCGAGACTGGCCGTGGCCGTTAGGTTGCCGATGCCGCCGCGAGTCAGTGAGGAGATTGTTTTGTCCGTGCCGAGCTGGAAGGGAACGGTCAAAGCCTCGCCAATGTAGCCGATGGATTCGCCGAGCCGCTTGGCCCCTTTGCGGGTTTGGGCGACGCCACGATCAAGGCGCATGTTTTCGCAATACTGGACCATACCCGGCTGGAGTTGCAGCGGGTTGAGGCGGGAGGCCATGCCGAGGAATCCGGCGTCACCTTCTACGATTGTTTGGTCATCTGGCATCTACTTTCTATTGTGCGGAGCCTTGTCAAGTAGGCTGCGGATGGCGGCTACGCTTAGGCGCATGCGG